TCGTCTTTGATGCGTTCGGCAACCCCGTCGAGTACCACTTGCTCAAAGGCCATCCCGGCGACGCCCGGTCGGGCTACCTGGGGATCGAGTACGACCGCGTGCCCGCCGCGTCCGTGATCCACTACTACCGCGCGGACCGGCCCGGCCAGAGCCGCGGCATTCCCGACATCACGCCCGCGCTCCCACTGTTTGCGCAGCTCCGCCGGTACACGCTGGCGGTGATCGCCGCGGCGGAAACGGCCGCGGACTTCGCCGGCATCCTCTACACCGATGCGCCGGCCAACGGCGAGGCCGAGAGCGTCGAGCCGATGGACGCGATCGAGCTCGAGGCCCGCTCGCTGCTGACAATGCCGGGCGGCTGGAAGATGTCCCAGGTCCAGGCCGAGCAGCCGTCGACCACCTACGCAGAGTTCAAGCGGGAGATCCTGAGCGAGATCGCCCGGTGCCTGAACATGCCCGTAAGCGTGGCTTCCGGGGACTCGTCCCGGCACAACTACGCCTCGGGGCGGCTCGATCACCAGACGTACTTCAAGACCATCCGCGTCGAGCAGGACCACCTCGCGTGTCTGACGCTCGACCGCATCCTGGCCGCGTGGCTACGCGAGGCCGTGCTCGTGAGCGACCTGCTCCCGCTCCGCCAGCGCACGCAGATCGCCCGGGGCGACGGTCTTGCGCACCAGTGGTTCTGGGACGGGACCGAGCACGTCGATCCCGCGAAGGAAGCCAACGCGCAGGCGACACGCCTGGCGTCCAACACCACCACCCTCGCCAGCGAGTACGCCCGGCAGGGTCGCGACTGGGAGACCGAGCTCCGCCAACGGGCCAAGGAAGTCGCGCTGATGAAGGAGCTCGGCCTGACCACCGACCAATCCGCCCCGCTCGCACCAGCCGACGGACGCCGCGAGGAGGACGACGATGCCGAATGACCGCCCGTTGAACCTGTGCGCGCCGATCGAGCAGTGGGTCGAGGCCGGGGCCGCCGATGCCGGCGACGCGCCGGCTCTGCGGCGGTTCTCGATGACGGCCTACACCGGCGGCGCGATGGTGTTGGCGGGCTGGCCGCACCCCGTCGTGGTTGATCTCGCCGGACTCGAGGTCGCAGGCGGCGGTCTCAAGAGCCGTCCGATCCTCAAGGACCACAATCGCTCGCTGATCGTGGGCCACACCGACTCGATCCGTGTCGAGGGTTCGCAGCTGCTGGTCTCCGGAGTGGTCTCCGGGGCCGGTCCCGTCGCTCGCGAGATCGTCGAGAGCAGCCGCAACGGCTTCCCGTGGCAGGCGTCGCTCGGCGCGATCGCCCGGCAGATGGAGTTCGTGCCGCGGGGCAAGAAGTCCCTCGTCAACGGCCGCGAGTTCGAGGGGCCGGTCCATATCGCACGCCGGAGTGTGCTGGGCGAAGTCAGCTTCGTCGCCCTCGGCGCGGACGACAACACCAGCGCGGCCGTCGCCGCCAGCGCACCCGAAGCACCCGTCAAGGAGGACGCCATGACGTTCGAGCAGTGGCTTGAGGCCAAGGGCTTTGACCGTGCCTCGCTCACCGACACGCAGTCGACCAGCCTCCGGGCGATGTTCGACGCCGAGCAGGCGGCGGCACCCGGCCAGGAGGATCAGCCCGGGGCGGGCGATGACACGGACGTCGTCGCCCGCATTCGGGCCGAGACCGCCGCGGAAACCCGCCGCATCGCGGAAGTGCGGCGGATCTGCGCGGGGCGGCACGCCGACCTCGAGGCGAACGCGATCGCGGACGGCTGGGACGCCACGCGCACCGAACTGGAGGTCCTGCGGGCCGAGCGGCCGGCGCTCACGAGCGGCGGGGTGCGGCGGGACGCCGATCATGCCCAGGCAGGCCGCGCCATCGAGGCCGCCCTTTGCCTGTCGTCGGGCCTGCCCGAGAAGCAGGTCGGCCAGTGGTACGACGAGAAGACCATGAACGCCGCCCTGGCCGGCGACCTGCGCGGCGCGGGGCTGCACACGCTCATGTACGAGACCATCCGAGCCGCCGGCGATCACATCCGCCCGGGCCGGGTGGACAACGAGACGATCCGCGCGGCGTTCGCGGCCGACCGTCGGCTGATCCAGGCCGCTGCGGGCTTCAGCACGATCTCGCTCTCGGGCATCCTGTCGAACGTCGCCAACAAGACCATGCTCGCGGCGTACACCGCGGTTGAGAGCGTCGTGGCGATGTTCAGCGCCGAGACGGACGTGAACGACTTCAAGGAGGTCACCCGCTACCGGCTGACCGGCAACGGCGTGTTCGAGAAGGTCGGCCCGGACGGCGAGCTCAAGCACGCA